TCGCACGTCACCCGTCTTCCGCTTGGTGTACGACCAGATCCTCTTGTCGTAACCCGTCTGGTGCAACACAACGCCGGTCACAATACCGATGATCACGGGGGTCGACATTCCGTTTCGATCCCCACGAGCGACGGCCTTGATGTTTCGGCTTGTCACAGCGCCGACGTCCTTCACTCGGCGACTGCGCTTGGCGTTCTTGATATGCTTCGTGATGTCCTGATTGTCGAGAGCGTTTTCGAACGCCTGGAAATATCCAGGAATGCGGGTGGCCTTGTACTCCACCGCGGACTCGATCAGCTTTCGACGCGTTCCTGCGCCCTCGCCGTAGGACATTTTGGCTGCGGCATACTCAGCTGCATCCTTCGCAGCGTCTTTTGTGACATTCATTCGTTCTCCTTATTTGGCTCTGAAACCCAAAGGATTGTGACATCGGGATCGCCAACGATCTTGGAGATCTCCGGATAGACGTGCTCTCCTGCCTCTTCGTAAGAGATCGGAGGAACAGGGATGTCCACCGTGAATAAGATGAACTGGATTCCCCAGTGTCCTCGCTCTACGTTGAGCAGCTGCCAATCCTTAATCCTGCTTTCGGTCTTGGCTTTGATGAGTGCTTCACGCATCCACTCGTATCCGTCGTCTACTTCTCCGAACAACTCGTACGAGCAAGTGAAACGTCCTATGACTTCTTGGTTTGACATAATTCTCCTTAGGTTTTGTTACCATTCAGCTAGAATGGGAATATCTTCGATCGAGCCAGCTTCGTCCATCTCAATTTGGAGCATGGCAACCTGAAACGGATCTTGAGACCAGTGGCGCCATTTATCAGAGACACGGTGGTGCGTCTCTTCAAATTGTCCCGTCATCGTGTTCGCGAAACGTGGACTTCGGCTTCGTCCCGAACGAGAACACAACAACTGCTCGGTCATCCTTGAGCGTGGTCGAGTATTCCAGTTCAAGTAGGTCCTTGTTGTTCCAGCCGATTGCGTCGCTCTCCTCGATTTCGGGAAGACCGATTCGGTTGTAGAACTCGCTGAGCGAGGCATACTGACCGTAAATCATCTCCTTATTGAAATCGTTGACGGCCTTCTCCATCTGCTCACGAGTAGTGGAAAGGGATCGGCCAGACCAGTTGTCGATGAAGGTCTGCATTCCCTCCGGAGGAACAGGCAACGAGCCGGCTGGGATTGCTGCAACTTGATCCTTCGCAACGGCATCCACAACCTTCGTGTGTTTGTTCTCGCCGAGGGTCTCCTTGACCTTCTCCTTGTACTGATCGTACGAACGCTCCGTAACCACGGCAGCAGCCGCCAGCGCGGCAGTGCGATCGAGACCAATCTTGGTCGCCATCACCATGCAAGCAGACGTACCAGCCAGAGTTGCGGCCGCCGGCACGTAGTTCTTCCAGGTGAGAAGAAACTCTTCCGATCGAGTAAAGCTTTGGGCAACGGGTCCGGTTTCAACCGACCTCGAATGTCCCTCTTCGATCAATTGAAGAGTGCTCTTCTGTGTTCCCTTGTAAGTGAAGTACGTCGTCAGAAACGCTCCAGAGACTGCCATTCCAGTCAAAATCACGGGTGCGTTGCGATCGAGGAGTGCGCGAAAGTCACGCACCGTGGTTGAAAGATTCATTCTTGCTCCAGTTTTTCGAGGGTTTCTTCCTGATGTTGCTTGACCTTCTTGTGAATGAAACTGCCGATGACGATAACCGCCATGACAACTTCAAACTTGTCTTTGAAAGATTCACGGGCCTTTCGGTCTGTGAATATTGCCGGCTTGTTCATCGGTTCCTCATCTCTCGGACGAATATCCAAATGAGCCAGAAGCTGCACGTAATCAGCGTCATGAAACAATCAAAGATGAAGTTCCAGAAGCCGTAGTTACCTTGTCGAGCCATGAGGCTCCTTTCGGATAGGTTTTGAAAAACAGAAAAGAAACGAGAGGGCAAACCGGCGGGTTCACAGTACATCCTGTTATGGATGGCCTCTCATACTAGTGAACGTTTTTTTCGCGAAGTGAGAAACCCAATCAAAGCGGGGGGTGGACTCTGATTGGGTTCCTGAACTCAGTCCAACCAGCCGAGCTTGTCGGCGAGGAAGGCGGCGGCGACGATGGCCACGATGGAGGCGGCAACGCCGAGGACGATCTTCTTCATGATGATCTCTTTCTGTTGATGGATGGGTTCTATCTCAATGCCCGTTTTCTTCGCGAAAACCCTAACCACGGTTAAGTGGTTAGAGGATGATTCCTTACGTATTCGGCAACACAGTTCTTGACAAATTCCGTTTTGTTCCATCCGTTCTGACGCATGTGCTGTTCAACAACGTCGTACTCTTCTTCAGAGAGTCGGACGAAGATCTGGCGACGGGCTTCAGGACGAGGAGGATGAGGCGGAGTTATTTCAAACATGAGATTGTCCTTTTGTAGGGTGTCATCTCAGTAGAAGTTTTTCACGCGAAAACTCTAATCACCGTTTCGGTGAGTAGAGTCTTTGAATCACTTCAGGGGGATGTCCTTCTTGCGAGCGTAATGTCCTAGGGCAACGAAACCGAGGGTGGCGGCAACGCTGATGAGGATCTTCTTGAGCATGAGGGTCTCCTTCTGTTGGGTTCTATCTCAATGAAGGTTTTTCGTGCGAAAACCTCAATCACGGATGTGATTAAGGCTTTGGTTCACTTGTCGGAGTAGTGGTCGATCTGGTCTTTCACGATGATTCCGAGGGCGACGAAAACCAGGGCGGCTGCGCCATGGTAAACGACTGCACCAACGAATCGAGTGATGAACTTGGTCATGATTTCTCCTTAGAGTGGGGTTCATACCAATAGGAGTTTTTCACGCGAAAAAACTCTAATCCGGGTTTCGAATTAGAGCTTTTGAACTAGTCGGTGAAGGAACGAATGGTCTTCTTTCCAAGTTTGATTACCCAGCCAACGATGACCAGTATGATCAGGATCGGGATTGCCGATGAGAATACTGTGTACATCACTTGGTATAGGTACACTGGAATTTGGATTGCTTCGTCCATAGGGTTCCTTTCGTCGATGATGGGTTCTATCCCAATGGACGTTTTAACCGCGAAACCCCCCGGGGAATTTTTGGAAGTCAAAAACTGAATGGGAGAAATTAGAAATGAGAAATCCCCGTATAGCGATTTGTATACGGGGACTCCCATTTTGAGCATCTATGGCTAGATGAACTTTGATGCCTTTGATCGGAAGATGATGTCGTGCTTGGCTTCGATGACAGCAATGATGCTGACAACGACGATCGAGCCGCCCACTTTGATCAAGTCTCCTGCATGATGGTTGAAGAAAGCTTTGGCGCCGCTCGGCTCCGGCTCCGGGATCGGATCGGGTTCGAGCTGCTTCTTGGCTTCTGCAAACGTCTTCAGGTTCTTGACTCTGGTGGACACTTCGTCGGCGTCGCCGGTAACGTTGATGTCGTCGATAAGCTTCTGCTGGACTTCATCAATGGAATAGGGCATGTGTTCTCCTTCGGATAGAGGCTTCTATCTCAAAGAAAGTTTTATTCGCGACCGTCATCAGCCTCAGGTACCTCTTCCTTGCTGACGTTGAAGACGATGCTGCCCTTGCCAATGAATTGCTCAGGGTCTTCGTCGAGATCTAGTCTGACTGACTTCTTCCCATTGACATCTTCCGTAATGGCAAACGTGCCGACAGGGTTACTCGAACCAACCGTTCTTCGATAGCTGGCCGTCGAGATACCGAGAACCACGCCTAGAAACAGCCCAAGAGCGCCGATCGTACCCACAACCTCCTGAACCTTGGGAAACTGCCAGATCTCTGACAAGGTAGAGTATAGGACGATCAAGGCCGGTAGAACAATCTGTACAACGAACTTGGCCTTGTTGTAAACGCTATCGCTCAATTGTAGCCCTTGTACGGGCACTTCGGGATCTGTCATAGTGGTTCCTTCTGTCATGAAGCGATTGCTTCAAATGTCGGATAGGCCTTGAAGCCTGTATTGTCTTCCGTACGTACAAATTCAGCAACTCGGGCGTCCTGGGACAGCCCATACTCACCTTGGAGCGTCACAACATCTCCAAGAAAGTATGTCGAGTTGTAACCGGCACCAATACTCTGAGCAAGACCGCCAGAGAATAGCGCAACAGGAAGAAGGTTCGCCAAAGCGACCTTTCCCTTGTTGATGGTCAAGTTCGTCAGGTCCGCGCCCGCTGGAACGGTGATCTCCGAGGCGAGATCCTGGAAACCCACACGACGAATCAATCCTGAAGGATCGGTTCCCATATGGGAGAATTCCATTCCGTTCGCAGTGGTCGTAATCATGACGTTCTTGTACCCCAGTTTGCTGAGCAGATACGAAGCCTCCTCGAACTGATCGAGCGCGACACTGAAGACCACTTCCTCACGGCGGTCGGTGCCCTTGTAGATGATGAGCGCGATATCGCTTCCGACAGATGGAAGTTCAGACCGAAGTCCGTACTTGCCTAGGGCTAGGGTCTCAATCATCCAGGCGTACAATTCTTTAGGCTCGACTGGAAAGTCCTGAGCTGTGTTGAGATCAGTCACACTATTGAGCAGAGTGATTTCAGGAATGATGTCCAGAGCTGTGGCATCTCCGTCGACGATGATGGACTTCGCCGCCTCATACGCAGCAATGGCCGCCGATTGAGCATTGATTGTCCAGCTTAGACGCGCCACACCGGGAGTCACAGCACGAACAGTCACTCGACGATCCAGAACAGTCTCGAATGCTCGGCCGGTCGTGATGATCTTGGGAGGACCGTTCTTTGGCTTCTCAAGCTTGTGATTCTCGACCACCATGGGTACGTCTGACTGATCGATCGCCACCAGGACAGGAGGAGCATCCCAGTCACCCAGAGGCATCAAAGAAAGCACCTCAGAGATGTTATGAGAATGCAACTCGAAGTCCCCATTGGTAGAATATCGTTCAGTCCAGATGAGGCTGCTCCAACCCTCGACCAGCTGCTCTCGACGGAAGTCAGAATTCAGAACTGCGAGATCCATTAGATCCCCCAATACGCTGTGCGGAACGAGATGGTGTCAAAGTTTCCTGGAATATCTGTAGTCACTGCACCATAGAGCTTGATCAGATTACCCAATGAGTGGAGTTGGAGCCAGTCAGAATCAGGATCGAGCGCATACAGAATATCTGTAGTCACCCCGGCTCTTGTCACCTGAATCTTGCGGCTCCCTCGTCGTGTATCGATGAGAAGCTCGTCATTCGTGAGAAAGTCGTAGTCGAGCCACATCTTTTTACCATTGAGCTCAATAGTGGTTAGAGATGAACCGGTAGTGAAATGCAACTCGAGAATCAATCCGGTCTCAGCATTACCGTCGTACTGGAATGGAAGAGTCGGTCCAGATGCTGGAAGCTCGGTCAGTTCTACATCCTGAATGTAGGGATGTGGGCATCGCACAGCGATCGCAACCACGGTGTCATCCGAGAAAATATCAGTATCGAACTTCTCGGTATGTCCTTGTACGAAACGATCAGGTAGTTCGTCATCATGAAGAATGAAACTCAATCCATCCGTGTTAGTGAATGGATCCATGAATGCTTTGTACAACATGTTGCGAAGTCCACTAACGGACTCATTTACCTTGTAGTTGGGATTTACACGCAACGTGAAAGTCACATTGCGGGGCGGAACCCGCCGGCCGCTGTAGTATCCTCCGTCACGAGCGTAGTCGCCCATGAAGAGGTCAACGTCCGGCGGGCCCAAGCCCTCAATTTTCTCGACAATGACCGAGTCAGTTGGCATAGCGTTCCGGATCTCAAGAACGAACGGGTTCTCGCTTTGCACATCTACACTAGTAAGCATACGAGTGTCGTCCTTTCAATCTAGGGGGTCGGGACCAACTTTCGCTCCATGATGGAGACGAGACTCTTACCTTGTCTGTATGCGTCTGCAGCAGAGATCGCCTCAGGACTGTAGTTGTTCTGTTCGAACGTGACCTGAGTTGTGCCGTCTCCCGCTGCCGCGATTTCTGCATCCGCGAGCATCTTGGTGTACGCATCGAACGCCGCTTGAGCGCTTGAGACGTCGTCTGCAGTGACCGATTGGATCTGTGCAGCCATGGCCGCATCGATAGCAGCCTGCACTTGCTGAGAGAGATCGTAGGCTTCCGTCGATAGCTGATTCGCTTTCTCCGAAAGAGCCTTAGCCTCTTCCAACTTTGCTGCAGCCTCTGCGTCGATCGCAGCAGCACGAGCCTTGTCCCACTTCCGAACAAGCTCTGCCTCTTTAGCCAAAGCAAGAGCGTCTTCTCGAGCTTGCGAAGCCTCGATAGCAGCCGCGATGGCATCTTCCCGACGCATCTCTGCGCGTCGTTCAAGCGTGGCGTTCTCAAACTCCAAAGCTCGATCGGCTTCGTAGTTCTGACGCTCCACCAGTTTGGTTTGTTTGTCGACCGCTTCTTGCATGTCTTGAGCTTTCTTCTCAAGAATGCCGGCCTCTTTCTCAAGCGCCGCCTTGGCTTTGGCGTCCTTGGTCTTCTCAGCTTTCTTCTGCAGCTCATTCGCTGCGTCGGTGTAGCCTCGCTGCTTGGCTCGAAGAGCCTCGAGCTGAAGTTGAGCATCAGTGACTGTTCTAGAAATACCCAGAATAGCCGCCTGGCCCATAGCTGTAGCAGCAGCAGTAACGGCATCGGCGGAAGCAACGAGTCCATCAATGAACCCCTGTGCCACCCATGTCGCGTACTGTTTGAAGACCGTGGAAGGAGACTGAATGCCGAGAATATCCATGAAGGAGTTCGACATCTCCATCCCCACGCCTTGCATAGTCTTGTTGAGCGTGTCCTGATTGCTCTTCAGACCATTCACCAATCCAGCAACGATGTTGGCTGCAAAAGCCGCGCCATCTTCTCTAGGCTTGCCCTTGAAGTTGACACCAACCCCGTAGTTGATTCTTCCCCCCGGGGAATTTTCAGACTTAGCTCTGTTCTGAGTCATGACGCGAGCAAGTCGAGATACAGCCTTCATAAATGCGTTCAGATTCTTGTTGGTGATGACCGCGGAACCCTTGCCCATCGAAACGAGCTCTGGTCCAGCCTCACCCACAAGCGCCATACCGCCACCGAAGTTATCGGTACCCCTAGCAAGAGCAGGGATCGTAAAGCCGGCGCTAATATTGATGGGACCCTTCTTGACACTGAAGGAAATCCGCTTAGGCAGACCGAGGCCGCTGTTAACCGCCCTCTTGATGTCGCCTGCGAGGTTGCTCACCCAGCCACCGAAGGATTTGATGCCTTCTCCGATGCCCTTGATGATCGATCGACCAAGATCCTTGGCTGCTTCCTTGATGGATGAGATCTTAGCTCTGATCTTTCCTGGAAGCTCCCGGATAGCTTGTTCGATGTCCTTGATCTTATCTCGGACAGCATCCTTAGCGGCCTGGAATGCGCTGTTGAACCTCTCCTTCAAATATCCCTTGAGGTTACCCAAAGCATCCCGGGCTTTGCCCGGAAGTTCCCTGACCTGCTTGACAACGCGATCCTTCAGATCTCGCATCGCATCGACGGCATCGTTGATCTTGTCTCGCACGCCCTTACTCAGGCCTCGGACAATATCTCCACCGATCTTTGCGAACACAGTTGAAGGCGAGTTGATACCCAGAAGACCCTTGAAGAACTCAACGACGTTATCAACGAGTTCACCAAGAGCTGTTCGGATGTCTTCAGGAATCAGGCCTTCGATGATGCCCATGATGATGGCACCAGCGATCTTTCGACCCTCTTCCACGATCTGAGGCATGTATGTCTCGACCGCGATCCGAATAGCGTGCATGATCTTCAGGATCGTTTCACCGATAGTAGTAGTGAGCTCGAGCGCACCGTTACCGATACCCTCAATGAGCTTACGTACAATGTCGATGCCGGTTTCGACAATCTCAGGCATTCTCTCATTGAGCTTATCGAGAATGTTCTGAACAAAGTCGAACACAGCGGTGCTGATGGCTTCCTGATTCTCCACGAGCGCATCCAGGAAAGCCTGAATGATCGTAAACGCCGTCTCAGCGATTTTCGGTGCGAGCTCAGAGAGCCCCCGGAGGAATTCGCTGATGATGGTTACCAGTCCGTCCACGATCTCCGGAGCTGCCTCCGCCAAAGACGTGACAAGCTGTCGGATGAATGCGACGAACTGAATAGCGAAGATCGGCAGAAGGGCAAAGAACGCCTCCAAGCCGGCAAGGATGACGGCAATCGCTGCCGTACCCGCCGCGGCAATCAGTACCAGTCCAGCGCCCGCAAGCGACAAACCAAGACCGATTGCCAGGAAGCCCGCGCCAAGTAGAACTGCTGCTGCTCCGAGTAGAATCAATCCAGGCGCGGCAATGAGTGATGCCAGTCCCAGAATGATGATGGCTGCAGCAATCTTGGCGACACCACCGATGATCGTTCCCCAGCTGACCGTCTCCCACAGTGTAATGACACCGAGCAAGCTGGTCAGACCAACAGAAAGAACCACCAGGGCTGCTGCCGTGATGATCAGACTTGGGCCCAAGGCCACGAGCGGAATCAGTGCGATTGCCAAGATGACAAGCGCTGCTCCCATTTTGAGCAATCCACTGAACAAAGTCTCCCAGCTGATCTTGGAGTACAGCAGGATGACCGGAGCAAGTGCAGCCAGAGCGATTGACAGAATCAGAACGCCGGCAGCAGCAAAGATCATTGTGCCAGCTGCTGCACCGAGTACGTAGGCCGCACCAGCCAAGATACCTAGAGCCACAGCGACTGCTGCCATTCCCTTGATCAGAGTGCCCGTGTCCATGTTGCCGAAGGCCAGAACTGCTGCAGACAGCAACAAGATGGCGGTTGACATCAATACGAAAGCAAACGCCATCGCAGTGATCGAAGCAATCGCTGTCTTGGTCGTTGCCGCATTCGCAGCCATAACCTTCATGACACCAATCAACTGGTACATCATAAACGTGATTGCGAGCATTCCTGTGACGAGACGATCGTGAGGAATCTTACTGAGGATCCACAACGACACCGCGAGAACGCCGATGGCGATTGCGATGTTGAGAAGAGCCTTTGCCTTGATACCGGTTTGCATCGTCTGCATCGTCTGGGTAACTTCACCGAAGACTCCGGTGATGGAACTAAGTCCCGCAACCGCATTTCTGATCGTTCTAACGAACTGAATGACAGTCACAAGGACAGCACCACCGAAGATGGCGCTGAAGATGTTGGCAAGATCGAACTTGTCCATTTCACCGATCTTGCTACCGATGTAGTCAAAGACCTGACCGACACCCTTGGCGAGAACCTCAAGTCCCTGGAAGATACCCTTCACAAGAGACAGAAGGAAGCTACCAAGTGAGCCGAGGGCATCGAGAATCATAGGTCCAGCAGCAGCCAGACCAGCAGCCAATCCCTCGATGATGTTTCGACCGAACTCCATGAAGACCGTCGAGGGTGAAGCAATCCCCAACAGGCCCTTGAAGAAGTTGATCATGTCATTGACAAAGCCCGAAATCGCAGCCTGGATTTCGCCGGAGCTAAATCCTGCCTTAATACCGTTGATGATGTTCGTAGCAATCTCTTTACCTCGTGCAACCAGAGGACCGTAGAGAGCAACGAACAATCCAGGAATACTACTAAGAGTTTGCTTGAATCCTTCGACATCGCCCGACAGAAGACTCTTGAAGGCGCTGTCCAGTGCTTCAACGATGTGAATAAGCGGTTCAATGAGAGCAGTTCGAAGATCCATGAAGCCCTGGCCGAACGCGGCAATCTTGCTGTCCAGATCCGTGAACTCCACAAACTTCATCACTAGATCGCTGAGAGTCCCCAGAAGACCGAAGACGCCACCGCCCAGATTGACAAGGAGACTGAGGAAGTCCCAAGTGGATGAAATGAACCACCCAAGGACCTTCCCAACGAAAGCGAACACATGGCCAAGAGCCTCGAATACTGGATTCAACTTCGAGGTGTTACTGGTAGCCTTCTCCAGCCAAACCGTGAACCTGTAGAACGCTTCAGTCAAACTGAAGAGTGCAGAGCCGCCATTCTCGGCGTTTGGAATCAAAGCCCCAAGAAGAACGACAAACGGACGAAGCAAATTACCGATCGACTTGAAAATGTTGCCAATCGAAGCCCAGAACATCTGGAACCCGTTCATCTTCTTACCATTGATAACGGTTTCCATGTTGTGCCAGACGCTGAGCATGGAGATGGCGCCCTTGAAGATCTTGTCGACGGCTCCCGTCACAACATTGCCCACTGCGGTCCACATCTTGATGGACTCATCCAGGTTACCAAAGATCTGCTTAAATATCCCGGCCCAGCCTGAGACAATGGACTCCTTGACGACTTCCATCAGCTGAGAGAAAGTCTTGATCTTGGTGGCCGAATCGATGGCGCGCTGTGACAGCTCGCTCAATCGCTTCGCAGCTTCCTTAGAATATCCCATCTTCACGAGCTGATCGGTGGTGTAAGCCACCGTCTTACCGAGCTCAAGAGACTCAATCTGTGCCTTGCTGAAGCCCGAGTCAGCCAGCTTCTTCATTTCAGCACTGGTAAACTGAGCGCGTCCACCGGCCTGGAGAAGCTTCGCGTTTGCTTCGCCGATACCGAACTTGGCGAAGTCCTTCATCTTGGTATTCGCACCAAGGGTCTGACCAGCCATCACCTTCATGGACTTGGCGAAGACGTCTGCCGTCAGCCATCCTTGGCGTAGCGAATCTCGGAAAGACACACCACCAGCCGTAGCGGACTTCATCTTCTGACCAACACCATCAATGGTCAACGCAGTGGCCTTGAGGGTGTTCTGCATGTTCTTACCACCCATACCAGCGTTCACTAGCGAGTTCCAGTCCATCAACTTGATGCTGCCCGAGGCAAGAGCCTGAGACATCTGGTACATCGCCGTGTTCAGCTGGTGAGTGTTCGAACCTGCGAGGGCGGCCGAGTTGGCCAGACCCTTGATTGCAGAAACCGCCGCGGGAAGTTTGACGCCTGCTGCAGTGAACTTACCAATGTTATCGGCCATTTGACCGAAGTTGTAGATCGTCTGGTCTGAGTATCGGTTCAGCTCATCGAGGTATCGACCGGCAGTCTGAGCAGATGCGCCGGTGTTGGCCATGATGGTCTGAGTCGAAGTCAGCAGCTTCTCGTATTCGCGGAAGCCCTCAAGAATTGGACCGATGGTAAGAGCTTTGACCATCCGGAGACCGGCATCAACAGCTTTGTGGACAATGGTGGCGAGAGCAGTAACACCCGCGACCTGAAGGGCGCCGAACTTGGTCTTGACCGTGTCGACGCCCCTACCCATGTTCTGCAAACCCTTACCCTTACCAGAGCTGTCGATACCCTTGTTCAGAGTATCGAGAGCGCGCAGGGAATCGGAGGTGCCCTTCAGAAATTCCTTATTGTTGATCCGCATATTAACAATGCGAGTATCGGTCTCACCGGTCATGCTGAAGTCACCGCCTTCCATGCGTTGTCTGCGATTGATTCGAAGATGGGTCTAAGTGCTGGTGTGATGAAGTCGTTTGGCGGAACGTATCCACCGTTACGAGTACCGTGACCGTAACGAATGAGTACCGCAATGTTCCTGCCTTGATTCATGTTCGAGTTATGGAACTCGATACTGACGCCATCCCCCGCAGCAATAATCCGATACGACCACATCGCGGCGGTTCTTCCGGAGCGCTTTGGTGTGGCAGCGGCAAGGGCTGCAACTCCAGCTTGAGCAACACCATTGATGCGAGCAATGATGTCGTTAGTTTGTCCTGCCATTTTGAGGAATCGCTCAATGTTCTTCGTTGAGCCACCTGGTGTCAGCTGGACACTCATTCCTCCAGCCATGGCTACGGTGTCAGATCTTCGAAGTAGTAGGCACCATCGGTATCGACATGGAGACTCATATCAGCCTCGTTGTCTTCGTAGTAAGGAGCACCGTCCTCGTCCTCACCAACGTTGGTATCGTTGTCGATGTCGTTACCGACGTAAGGAATACCATCCTCGTCGAGAACCACAGACATGATACTAAGATCGCCGAGATCCGGGAACTCGTAGATTTCATCAGGAACCGTGTATACAGCGTTGACGCTATCAATCTGAAAGTGACCGGCCATGTCGATCATATAGACGTTGTCATTCGATCCAGTGGCGGTCCAAGTACCGTCTTCGTTGTAGACGACGGTGACTGTATCCGGGAACTTGAGGAGATTGATGAGATCATCAATGGCAGGAAGAGATGGTTCTGACACATCGTCGCCATATAACATCGTTTCAAGACTAGCCAAAGTGGCCGAGTCCAGCTTACGAGTATCCAGAATGATGTGCGCCGTAGGCCTATTGTCAGGGATCTGAATTGGAACTGCACTCAGATTGAATTCAAACTCGGTAGGCTTGATGTTGTCGCTGAGAGTTTCGTTACCGAAACCCGAAAGAGCTGCCATCGCCTTGTAGATGATGTGAATCTTGTATTGGGGCCTCTCATCAATTGCCGGGGCAGAAACCATCGTTCGGTAGCTAAGACCGAACCGTTGAGGAGCTTGAGAGTCGATGTAAAGACCGTCTCCAAGTTCCCCCACACCCATTACCTCATTGAATTCCTCAGGGTATGTGTAAGCGCTAAGCTTACCCTTCCAGTCTCGAGCTGAGACGACAGAAAGATACTTCACACCATCGAGGTAAAGTTCTTTGATGGTCGCGTCGCCGTCATCGTCGACACTCGTCAGACCATTCCAAGGAACCGCTGGCCCTCCTTCGCAGTAAAGGACACCGCGGTCGAGTCCGGCTTCAAAAGTCTGCTCTTCTGGACGATTCCATTCGATCTTCGACATGCGGCCTCCTATCCTGATGTTCCGTACTTCTGACGACGTTGTTCGTTGATCTCACGCATGCTTTGCGCAAGTTTGGCTCGGTTCTGACGCCCCTTGGGCGGAGGAGCCTGCTTGACCCCGCAGACTCGAACTAGCATGAGCAGACGATTCAAGTGCCATGTCTCAGTAGGCTGGAACGGAATCTTGAATGACACCATCCAGTAATAAATGAGCTCTGACGTTGGGTTCTCTCTTGGGCCCCGAGCCTGCTGGATCTCTCTGATGGTAGTAGCAGTTCGAGGTTTGTTAATGTAGTTGGCCAGACGAAGTTGTTGCTCCGGGGTGAGAAGCTGGATAAGATGTCGATGCTCCTCGCAGCCAACCAGCATGAACTCGAAATACTTCAGAAGCTCTGCCTCAGTTTTTTCTTCCTCGCCTTTCATTGGGGTGAAGAACGGTTTCTCGTATTCAGCTTCCCATTCCGAAAGCGAGACCAGAGAGTGTTCAAAATTTAACTTCACTTCTTGCACGGTTAAAGTGATCACTCTCTGGCCTCCTCTCGAATTGTGGTGTTACGGTGTGGTGCCGCCACCTGCGCCCTCGGCGCCGGCTGAGGTAGCACTGGTACCCGGGGACGGAGTGGTTCCTCCACCTCGAGTGCCAGCTGGCTGAGCACGAGTCACAACCGGATCGGCAGGACTGGTGTCCTGACGCGCGGCGGTCCGCTGAGCACCTGCTGCGTCGCGAGCTTCCTCTCGTTCGCGTTGGACAAGGTCCTTGTTGACCTCGAACTTGTAGTCCCGCTGCGTACCGCGAGCAAATACGAAGCCAGGCTCGGGACGAGCTCGGACCGTGGTGTTTTTGGTGAGCTTGACCTCACCATTCACTTCCTTGCCGTTGATCAGATACCGAACGCCTTCGACATGATCAACGTTCAGCGTGTTAGTCGCTTCGTCGAAAGACAGAGCGTCGCTAACGGTGCTCATGGCTTAGACCTCCGTCCCGGAAGTCGGGAAGAGGGCGATGACCTCGTCAGGCGTTGGAAGCTCCGGGTCAACCAGCTCGGTACCGTAGAGGATGACCTCCAGGGCGGCCAGCTCGGCCGGAACAACCTTCGTGCTGTCGATGGTGAGCAGCGCCGTCGGCTTATGATCCGTGACCGGGACCGGCGTCGTGGTGAACTCCCACGAGAAAGCAGCCGTCTCGGGCGAATCATTGATCGTGTTGTACGCACGCTCGGACGGAGCAGCCTGTGCGCCGTAGACGAGGTGCAGCTTGTAGCCCCGCTGATCGCCGACGAGAGCGTCGCCGATGAGAGTGCGGTAGCAAAGTCCGAACTTGGCACGGTTCTGCTGGCCGACAACAATGCCGCCCTGAACAACCGCTCCGCCGTCGAACTGGTAGAACTCGTCGGGGAAGGTGATGGCCTCGATGGTGCCACCAAACTCCTCCACCGACATCAGGTTGAGGTACTTGATGTTATCGGCGTAGATCGGAGTCGCCTCGGCTCCCGAAGGAGTCTCGTTGACAGCCGTCAGACCGTTCCAGGCGACACCGTTGGTGTAGGCGCCAGCCTCAGGAATGTAAAGAACACCATGATCGATACCGGCTTCATAAATCCGGTCCTCCTCGGCATCCCACGTGATTTCAGCCATTTGTTGCTCCTTGTCAGTGGTAGAGATCGAAAACGTCGTGGTTGAGACCGTCTTCGACGAAACTCGCGGTATGCGAGCAGTATGGTCGCTTTTCCAGTTCGTCGAATACCAGACTGTCCGGCTTTCGATCGATGTAGGTCAGTACGTACTTGTCTCGGTGTAGGTACCGGATGTTGTCGGCATGACGCTTGTACGCGGGGTCGCGTGAATATACGATATGGGGATACGGGATTTGAGACTCTTCATTGGGCTGGAAGGAAACATGTTGCGTAGCGTCCTCAACACGAGGATCGTCTGCAAAATATCCTTCCAACTCAGTCTGTAGAAGCAGTCTTCGTTCTTCTGTCATGGCTCCTCCACAGGTGCGGTGGGACCGTTGTATTTCTCCCCAACAACTAGAATGAGGCGGGGCCGCTCAACGTCAACTTGATCAACGTTGTAATTCGACCCCGCCCACTCTACGTACCGAATATCCTTGAAGTTCTCCAGCGCATAAGCATCTGCCACGATAGAGAGGCGCGTTTGAAACGACACTTTGCCCAAGACTGTGTCTTCGGTTGCAAAATATCTTGTGTTTCTTAGCTCCTCTCCACCATAAGGACGCTCAGTAGCGACATCTTCAGTGACGCCACCACTTCTAACCGGCGTAACATAGCCGACTTTGCCGAAGAACCTCGTCATGATCGGTCAGCCTCAGTGAGGACCGTCGGTCATGCCCTCGTCGTAGTCGAACGTGAACTCGTCTGCCTCGTTGGACTCGAGGTAGTAAGCCGAGCTCTCCGGGACTGCGATCACCGTGATCTGCTGACCATCGGCCAGAACGACCGGGACGGCAGGATCGAGGATCGCACCATTGGCCTGGTTCTTGTAAACCACGCCGTCGGTGTCAGCGACCGTCACCGAGTGAGCCGCCGGATCCCAGGTGGGAGCCTCTGCGGTCACGAAGACAGCATTGTCAGCGGAACGACGGATGACGATGGCCGACTTCGGCTTCGTCAGAGCGCCACTGCAACGCGTCTCGATGAGGTACTTGTACTGGTTGTAGTCGATGTCGAAATCATCGAACATAGCCACATCGCCGCCGCGATCGGCGCCAATCGTGTAATCTGACAAGTTGACAACGATGCCAACGAGATCGGTCTGCTCTTCCATGACCTCGACCGGAATGATCGAGTCAACGCGCATGACCGTAGCCAGGTCCTGTAGAGAACCGTAGATACGACGGTTCGTGGTGTCCTTGACGTTGAGGATACGAGCGATCGTCTCCTCGGTCGTGAACAGAGTCGGGTTACCCGAGCCCTTGTAGTAGCGCCGGTTGAGCAGAAGCGCATCAACGATCTCCTCCGGAGACGAGTTGGCGTCACCGAGGTTGATGTAGATCGTCGTCTGGAACAGCTCGTGATCCGTCGCAATGGGACGAATCTTGTCCTCGAGGATCTTGTCATCGTCAGCGTTGGAACGACCATCACCGATCAGAACCGCGCGGGCGATCTCCTCATCAAGCATGAGACGCATCTCACCCTTGATCCAGACAACCACGTCGAAGTCAGTGATGTCCAGGATGTCATCCCGGTCCAGCTTCTGCTTCTTGTAGACGGTCTGGGGAGTCGTGACTCGCTTTGCGACAGCGAAGAACTCTTCCTTCTTGAGCGCTCCCTTGATGTAACCCTTCGCACGAGCCTGCTCGAGCGTCAGATCAGCCGAAAGGCTCTTGATGCGCGAGAAGGGGGTGTGCTTGGTGCCACGGAGCACCTTGTCGACCCACTCGGTGCGACGCTTGACCCACTCCGGAACGTCGGAGACGGCCTTGGCGTCGGGGAACAGAATTTCGATGTTGTCGATACCGTGCTGGAGCTTGAAGTCGTCGACAGCCTCCTTGAGGGAGGTCAGCGTCCGAGCTTTCTGGAAGATCTCCTCGGTATCCGCATGCGAGAGGGCATAACCCCCATCGATCGCCTTGCCCTCCAGGCCATGCTTGATGGCGGCCTGCTGGTCGAAGACGTTGTGAGACAGCGTTTCTTCGGTCATTTCAGATCCCTTCAGATCGTCGTTGGTGAGGTCATCGTGTTGTGCCGGTGAATCGGCAGGAGCTGCGTCCGCAGCGGGTGCATCAGCAGCAGGTGCTGTTTCAGCCGGCTCCGCTTCCGCGGGATCGGCCTCAGTCTGTGCGGGTTCTGCTTCTGGAGAATTCTCAGGAGAATTCTCAGGAGGGGTCTCCTCGTTTCCAGATCCATCGGGATCCGTCTCTTTGTTGGGGTCGTCTTCGTCCCCTGCAGTTGCGCCAGCAACAGTTTGTACCATCTGGGTGGTGAGAGCCTTCTGCTCGGGGGTCATCGACTCCCAAATCGCGTCAGGATCATCAACCACAACCTCGCCTTCAGTGGTTTCCACAGCGGCTTCGCCATGCTGAAGAACAAGACCAGTGGTGATGACAGCTTCGTCATCGATGATTTCGATGTCGCCATCGCTGTGACGAACAGAAACGAAATCGATGAGAGCGCCTGGGTTCGCGCCGGCCATCACAAGACTGACCTCACGAATGACACCATGAGTTACGGTGTTCCGATCCTTACGGAGTCGGTTCGCGTAAATCGACAGCATTGTGAGATCGTCGTGCTGAACCGCGGCGTTGGCGTTCTTCGCGTTGTCGCTATCGTTGAAATAGCAATGAGCGTAGACACCATCACCACGATTTTCGAGAATGGCGTGTCCAAGGACGTTTCCAATCTCGGTGTGGCCGTGCTGGTAGACGAGCGGAACCTTCTTGCCGTCCATGTCCTTGAATGCATCGTGACCAATGATCAGACCATCCGCGCATTCGAGACCAGCCTTGGTTGCCCAGCCGCCGAAGTCGGGTTCCTTCTCAAGCGTTACTGCCATTTTGACTGTCTCCTTCCTTGGTTGGTTTATTGAAGTCCAACCCCGAAGGAGCTGGCATTCCCATCTTGGCTGTATCAGAAGTCATTGAGTAATTTCCTTCACTCTAGCTTTCAGCTTGGCATCAGCGTCATCTGCAGCAATCTGTGGACTGATGAACCTCGGACCAGCCGGCAGCGCAAGTTGAGCTCCACCAGGTAGACCTGGTGGTGGCTTCTCAGGCATGTTGCTGTTCTTGAGTTCGTCGGCCGCAGGATCTTGCGAGGGACGCATGCCGATTGCACGACGAATGTCGTTTGGACTAGTGATCTCGTTCCGGCTGAGAACATCCGCAATCTCCGCAAGACGGGTAATTGGGATCAGCTTGAACGGATTACGGAAGTACATCACTGCTTGCTTCTGAGTACGAGCCGTTTTGGTAAGGAACTTACGATGAAACTCTTCTGCGATAGCATCTACAACCGGCTCAATAGTTCGAGCCATGTAATTGGTCATAGTGTTTTCGTCAGCAGTGCCGTCCATAACGCCTTGGGTCAGCCCGAGCTGACTGAACAAGAGCTTCATGAGACCATCGATCTGTTCCCAGAGGTTGTTCTCGATGGGACGGTTGAGCTGGGTAATCTTTTCAGCCGAATCAGCATAGGCGATGCCGTACTTGCCTGCTGCCAATTGGAATTCGATGTCTTGACGTCGTTGTTCGGCTTGTTCGCGCCGAGCATCGGTTCGAATGGCATAAGGAAGCTGAATGATCAAATCCAACTTACCATTACTTGCCTTCTCGTCCGTGATGTCAAGAAGATTGAGCTTTCGGATAATGCGCTGCAACGTAGAATTCGGTTCATTCATCACAGCGTAGAAGGGGTTCTCTACAATAGCGATAAAGCGCTTCGGAAGAGTGATCTCTTCGAAGATTCCCTTGTCGGGACGATCATTGTAGAGCAGAACCCGAACGTGATGTGGATACCACTGAGTAATCTGACCGACTCTCAATGTCTTGATGTCATAAGAGTCCGACATCAAAGGATCACCGGTAGTTTCTACCGGCACCACAGCGGCTACGCCGTGATGGAAAATCGTCATTGCGACATCTCGTCGGAAAGTTCGAGCGGCTTGGTCCAAGTTTGCTTCCTGAGAGAAGCAATACTGAAGACTGCTGTCTACAGTTTCCTGGAACCCGCCTTCGTCATCGGTTCGAGCATGACGAAGCTCGATGTCAGAGACATCCACACTAAGTGTAGAATAAATAGATGCAATGATCGAACGCTCGTTCGAGATCCGAACCTTGGTGTTATACGGACGATGGCTGTAAGCGCCGCCGGCCACACCAGTGGCGTTGAGTGGAGGCCCGCGTTGGGCATCAGGATCGCTCGTGAAAGCGTTGAACGCATGTTTGATGCGATCGGTAAAGCCCATGTTAGCCTCCCTTCTTCTTGGTTGTGATCTCGTAAGCGCCATCGGATTTCAGAACAGCATCGGCCAAATTCTTGACCGCCTCTTCACGATCCTGAGGCGAAGTCGATGCAGATTCTCGAGCCTTCTTTGCGGCTCGATCTTCTTGACTCTGCTCGAACTTGATGTTCTTCTGTCGTTGCTCTTCATCCTTAGTCTGCTGAGTCTTACTCTTCGGGATGATGTCCTGAACAACGTCGCCGGCATGTTCCTTAATGATCTTCCCGACCCGATCGGTCGCACCTTCGACGACCTGATTCAAGGCCCACTTGACAACCTTCTTACTCATCGAAGCCTTGGCAGCCTTCTCTGCAGCAGTAACTGCCTTCAGTCTGTTGATAGCTTCAATACGAGCTGTGATCGCCTTAATGTCCTGGGTAGAAAGGTTTTCAACCTTCTTATCAAGGTTCTTCACCAATCTCTGATGATCTGCAGAACCCTGACCCTTTTTACCCTTGGTGAGCTTAACAGGAGGTGGAATGTCTCCCTTACCAGATTTCCCACGGGAATTTCCAACAAGACCGGGCGGCTTACCAAGAACCCGACCGTCGGGACCGACAGAGCGCCGAACACCCCACTTCATTCCTCGAACACCGAAGTGCATCAGGACGTCGTCGGGTGAATCGAATTGAGACTGTTGGACCTTATTCGGATCATAATTTCTCTTGGCAAAAGAGGCCTTGTTGGGGTCGAACCCCAATTCCTTGGTGACCTGCTTGGCAATAAGCTGATTTCTCCGCTCGGCCGAATCGACCTTAAACTTATTCCGAGGAATCGAACCATTTCGAGAGAGAATTTTTTGCGTGCGCTTAG